CGCAGGGCAGGCGATGAAGATGGGCTTACAGGGAAAGATTTAACCGTGCCATTAAGTCGGATGCCATCTAGCGCGATTATTCCTGATTTGGCTGGACGGCGAGAAAACTCTCTGCGCGATGTTGTAAGACAAGCGGCAGGCACTTCCGGCGGCAAACAGTTGGCTGCATTTTTGGGCAACCGACAAGATGCGCAAGGCAGCCGCATACTTGAAACAATAGATAGCACAATGCCAACAGAGGGGCTTGAAGATTTTCTTTTTAATACAACTGAACAACGCAAAGCATCTGCTACTCAAAACTATGGCGAGGCTTACAGTCAGCCGTTGGAAGTAAATAAAACGATACAAGGATTTTTAGACAATAAAATAATTCAAAAACTTTACGATGGAGCGGGTGACCTTGCTGCATATGATAATATTGAAATGCCGTTGTCTATTGATCGTTTTGCAGAAGGCTCAAATTATCCACCCCCAACATTACAAGAGTTTGATTTTATTAAGCAGGCACTTGATGATCGAGTAAATGAATTGTACCGACAAGGTAAGGGCGGCGAGGCAAGTAAAGCTAAAAGTTTACGCGACAGATTAAAAGGTGAACTAGATAAGCAAATACCTGATTACAAATTGGCGCGTTCAGAATACGCTGGTTATTCAGCGGCAATGGAAGCTGCAAATCTCGGTAAAGACTTTATCGAAAAACCTCGCGCTGTTAGCAAGCGCGTTTTGACTGACATGGGCGACCATGAGCGCAAGAGCTTTCAGGTCGGTGTAGCCGAAGCATTAAGAACTAAAATTTTAATGTCAGATGATGGCTCAAATTTTGCTGATAAAATATTTAAGAAACAAGAAATAAGAGATCGGCTACGCCTCGCATTTGATGATGATGCAACATTTGAAAAGTTTGCCGAGGCAATGCAAAACGAGCAGCGCATGGGCGATACTACTAGGCGAGCATTAGGCGGCTCGGTAACTGGGCGTATGCAAAACGATAGGGATACATCGGGCCGATTAGAGGAAGTTGCAAATTTGGTTACTGAAAATCCTTTAGCAATAGCGTCAAGATTTTTAACTCAAGCAGGGCCGCCGCCCGAAATGGTTGCGGCTGAACTTCAAAATATATTTACACCTGACAACAACGCTCGCGCATTGCAAATATTAAACAGCGGCAGCCCAAGAGTGCGGAAAGCTGGCGGCATGGCAATGCCGATATTAAGTAACTCGTTGGCTGGCAACTCTCCAAGATTACTACAAGGAAGATAGAACATGGCAGTCAAAGATTGGTCAACTACGGCCTCAAATAATACCGCGCCTGGAAGCGTCAACTTTCAAGAATCGCAATTGCCCTCAACGCTAAATAATTCTATGCGTCAGGTTCTCGCAGACATGAGAACGCACTTTGAGAATGGCGGCTGGATACAGTTACACACGACTGTTTTTGCAAGTTCAACTACGTTTACAGTTGCGTCAGTTGATGTTCGTACAACTTACGCAGTTGGACGCAGAGTGCGAGCAGTTGGCTCATCCACAGGCACAATCTATGGCGTAATAACTGTTACCGCGTTTTCTTCTAACACAACGGTCACTGTTGTTTGGGATAGCGGCAATCTGTCATCTGAAACACTAGCAATAAGTGTTAGCACGCAAGATCAAAACGGCCACGTTGATGCGGCGATGATTCTGAGCGGCACGCTAAACAACAACCGCCTCGATGCAGACATTAAAGCGATTGCAAATCTAACATCAGCCGCTGACAAACTTCCCTACTTTACAGGAAGCGGATCGGCAGACGTTGCAACATTTACAGCGGCAGGCCGAGCGTTGCTAGACGATGCCAACGCATCCGCGCAGCTCACAACATTAGGCGCGTTGCCTTTAGCTGGCGGGACAATGACAGGTGATCTTGTTTTAGATGGCGCACCAGATGCCGATTTGAAAGCTGCGACTAAAGCATACGTGGACAATGTTGCAGGCAGTGCAACGGATGCAGCCGCTAGTGCAGTTACAGCGGCCAACTTCGCGGTCAAAGTTAATGGAGCGGCGGCAGGCAGCGATTTCTCAGCAAAGGCACATGCGATTGGCGGCACTGGTGTAACTGATGCAACTGGATCAGCGAAAGAATGGGCGACTGAAGTTGAAGACAATACGGTCGCGGGAAGTAATACATTTTCTGCATTGCACCATTCTGCAAAAGCCGCAGCACAAGCAACGGCAGCCGCATCGTCAGCATCAACGGCTAGTGGTCATGCAACAACTGCACAAGCAGCGGCACAAGGTTGGGGCGCAGTTACAACAATTACAGGCGCAACTACAAACTTAGAAGTCGCAGATGCGCGTGACTATTACATTTTAGATGCAAGCTCTAATACGGTAACGATTAACTTACCAGCAATCGGATCATCTGACGGTTTGTTGTTTGGCTTTCAAGTTCACAACGTAGACAACGCAATTAGCATTGTGCGTGATGGCAGCGATCGAATTAATGGCAATGCAGCAAACTATTCGGGGCTAACAGCTGTTGGGCAGGTAATTCACTTTATTGCCGATAATGCCTCGCCAGATAATTGGCTGGCGACAATCGTTAGCCAATCTTCAGATGCAACAACAAGTGCGAAAGGTGTTGCATCATTTAGCTCAGATAATTTTGCAGTATCTTCTGGCGTTGTAACAATCAAAGCCGGGGGAATAGTAGAAGCAGAGATAGCCAACGATGCTGTTGGTTTAGCCCAGATGAAAGCGGGAGTTGATGGAAATATTATAAGTTATGATTCTTCCGGGAATCCGGTAGCGATTCCAACGGGAAATGACGGTCAGGTATTAACGTCGGCAGGTGCTGGCGCTCAACCTGCTTTTGAAGATGCTAGTGCAGGGTCACGTACCCTTATAGGTAACCACGATTTTAGTTCTGCTGCTACAGTGACGATTACAGGTATGTCGAGCGACTACGATCTATTTGAGATCATGTTCTCAGGCCTAGAGTTGTCCGCATCCGGCGTAACATCTCCATCAATGCGAATTGGTGACAGTAGTAGCATAAGGTCAGATAGTCACTATGATATTAGATCAGAGAACGGGGAAACCGCTAACTCCACTTTTACAATGTTTAACGAAGTAAATGCTACCTCATGGTCACTATGCGCAAGTGGGGTAGGTAGTGCTGCTGGAGAGAGTTTTAGTGGCGTGATCTACCTCTATGATTTAGCGAACACTGATACTGATCCTCTCCTTACTGGACACCAGACACGGAGGGATAGTGCATCATCACGAGGAGGCTCTATTCATGGTATGTACGACAGCACAGCCTTTGCCGCTGATCGAATATTCATCTTTGGGCAGAATGAAGCTTTAGATGGCGGGAAAGTAGCAGTATGGGGGATCACACTATGAGTAAATTACATGCAATAACATCTCCGGTTCAAGGAAAGCTAGGTACGTTTACTACAGAGCTATTACCTCAGACTAAGGAGCAAGAAGATCAAGAAGCATTAGACAAAGCAGCATGGGGGGCTGCTGCTCCCTCACGCACAGCCAAAGCACAAATAGCAACACTAGAAACACTCTCCCGTCGTACAAGAGAACTTGGTATACGCATGGGCGATCAATACGCTATCGACGAAGAAGCAGCTATAGCACCACACGCATTGTTAATACGTAAACCATAATAAAGGACTAGACTATGTCATCAGCAATGACAGCTTACAGAGCCGCGCTTCGTGATTATCCAGCTACGTTCACGGCAGACAATTCCGCTGCTTGGCCTACTAAGCCGTAGCATCATGGTAGAACCAATTTCAGCAACACTCGCAGCTATTGCGCTGGTGAAAGCGGGGCTGGAACACGCCAGCGACTTAAAAGATATTGGGGCATCCATTGATAACTTACTGAGCCAAAGAGATCAGAAGAAGCCAGTAGAAACACAACAGCAAAAGGTTTTGCGTCAACGCACAGGCGAAGACGGTCAGGACGACACTAGCATATCAAGCGTGATGGACGAGGTGCTTGCTGAGAAATCTCACGAAGCGGCGCTCCAACAATTGGCAACTGAGATTAACGCTAAATGGCGCACAGAACCCGGCGAGCCGACCACTTGGGACATTATTCTCAAGGCTAGAGAAGATAAAATTGCGTTAGCCAAAAAAAACAGAATTTTAAAGAAAAAACGAGACGCTGAATTTTTTGATACGGTTTTTGTTTGGCTGAAAAATATTACAATTTTAAGTGGGCTTGCCATACTTTGCGCGATTTCAGGATATTTTATTTGGATAAATCGCTGTGTAGATGAGACTTGCTAAATTGAGTATAAAAGAAAGTGAACGACTGATGAAAAAAACCGTTGCCGAGTTATCTAAAGATTTAGATTCACATGAACAAGTTTGTAGTGAGCGCAGCAAAAACATTGAACTCCAATTCGCTGGAGTTAATGCTCGGTTAAAACGGCTTGAAGTTATCATTATGTCTACGACAGCGGCTATAATCCTAATGCTCATAACTGTTGTCATGCAGGGTATGTAACTGTGCCAGAAATTGAAATCCCACAAGGCTGGTTAGCGTGGGCGGGTTTCATAATAACAGTAACCGTTGGTCTGGCTATACGCGATTGGGCCGCTGATCTAATCGCCGCATGGAAATGGAAAATTACTCCCGGCTTTGAGCCAATGGACACGGTTATCTTGGATGGTGACAGAGTTTTAATTATCCACATTGGATTACGCGAAACCATTTTTGAACGTGACGGGAAATGGGGTCGGACTTGGCAATACATCCCGTCGTCAAAAATCACTTCCCATGAACTACGCCGGGTTGTTGGTGACGACCGGATGCTTGATCACAAGATTAAAGGTAAATCAAAATGAATAAGCTTTTAGTTCTGTTCGCGTTTTTGTCAGTCGCGGGGTGCAAGACAGTCATTCCGTTCCCAACTTTCTACAGCCATCAAGACTTACGTGAACAAATGCGTGAGCTAGAGAACAACTTTAAAAAAAAGGAACCACATAATGGCGAAAAACAAACCTCATTATTTATTAAGCGGTAAAGAATACAGAGGGCAAACACATACAAAGAGCGGCAAACTGATGACTGGGGCGAAACACACAAAATCTAGCAAACTGCTATCCCACAAAAAAGGAACTAAGACATGAAAACCAAGCCGAAACCAAGACCAACAAAGCCAAGACCTAAACCGTCTTATTAAAAGTTAGATAGGAAAAAATAATGATCCCAATTCTATCTGCAATTTTGCCGATTGCTGAGACAGTAATAGGTCGGCTTGTTCCAGACAAAAACGCTAAAGCCAAAGCTATGCGCGAAATGGAAAAGGCATTGGTTGATGCTGAAGCCAAAGGAATGTTAGGCCAGCTTGAAATAAATAAAGTCGAGGCCGCACATAGATCTGTGTTTGTCGCTGGTTGGCGGCCAGCAATTGGCTGGATCGGAGCCGTGGCGATAGGATACCATTTTTGTATCCAGCCAATGGTAATTTTTGGGCTTGGCATAGCAGGGATGTCGTTTGATCTGCCAACTTTTGATATGGATAGTCTAATGACAATAATTATGGGCATGTTAGGTCTTGGCGGTATGCGAAGTTTTGAAAAATTTAAAGGGCTAACAAAATGATTATCTATGCTGTTGACCAACTTGTAGACGATCTTACACATGAAGAGGGCTACCGCGCTCACAGTTACGTTTGCACGGCTGGAGCTATCACAGTTGGTGTGGGGAGAAACATTGATGCAGATGCTGGCGGTCTTGGCATTAGCGAAGACGAGGCAAAGTATATGTTGAGGAACGACATCAACAGGTCAATCATCGAGTGTCAGAAGTTCAATTGGTTTTCTGACTTGGACACGCAACGCCAAAGCGTTCTTATCCACTTATGCTTTTGGTTGGGGTATCCACGGCTACGCAAGTTTGAGAACATGCTCGCCGCACTTGCCGAGGGTGATTATGAGCGTGCGGCTGATGAGCTATTAGACAGCAAACTGGCGCGAGATATACCAGCGCGAGCCAATCGTTTGGCAGACGTTTTAAGGGGGTAAAAGTAGGTGACCGTCAGGTAGATTTTTTGAGCATTTAACATTTTTTTAACAAGACGGCAAAGTACTGTGAGGTACTAACAAGTACTAAGAGAGTATACTTTCCCAGAGTTCTGCGCTAACCTATTGGCATGATAGGCAAGTATTTCTTACATCGTCAGGCTCATAACCTGAAGGTCGTTGGTTCAAATCCAACCCCCGCAACCAAACTATTTTGTTTGTTTACAATAAGTTATATGAAAAGGCCACTCCTTCGGGGGTGGCCTTTTTTGCGTTTTTTAACAGTTCGTTAACAAAAATGATTGTTAAAGAGCTGTTTTTTGTAACAAAAAAAAGTAAACGGTCGTTTTATGGGTTTACAATGGTGTAAAAAATTCTTACTGTCTGTAATTATACGTTACCACACACAGACTGAGGAGTCACAGATATGTTTAGTAAATACTATAATGTAGGTACGAACCGAGGCAGTAAAAGAGTTTGGATTGAAGGCCAAGTTTTGCAAAACCTTGGCGTAAGCCGTGGTCTTAAATTTAACAGGCAAATGAGTGATAACGAAATGGTGTTAGTTTTTGATGGCACTGGTAATCACACAGTAGCAGGCACAGTACAGCGCCCAATTATTGATTTAAATGGCAATTATTTGAATGACTTGTTTGAAAACGCATCTGTTTTTTATGCGACTTTCAACAGTGAAGAAAAGACAATTACCATTTTAGCTATAGAAGGCGAGAATATGTTATCTGCGCGGGATTTAAATAAACTCCTTAACAAAAAACAGGAGTCAAAGAAATGAAAATTAGATATATAAGAGCCCGAAAAAGATGGCAACTAGACGCACGTAAGTTGGTAGCAAATTACCAGCCTACGTTTGATACGAAACTAGAAGCTGAAGCGCACTCCGCGAAACTGATTGCGGACAAAGTAAACGGCACTTTTATTAACCCAAAAGATGCAGTGAATTTTCAGTTTTGCGTAGAAAAATGGCTGTTGAATAACGAGCTTAAAAAAGAAATGGGCGATATAAAATCCGGCGAGCTTAACAACAGGATAGTATCAGCGCGTAAATTAGAAGAATTTACTTATGGCAATAAAAGGTTGTTTGACACCAAAGTTACTGATTTGGAAGCTGGCGCACTTGAGACTGAAATTTTGCCTCAAATCAGGTTGTATCAAAACGCCCGACAAAAGGCAGCTAACGAAAAATCTTCCCCCGCGACAGCCCACAAGCTGTTCCAACATTTTAAAAATATCTTTAAATACAGCAAAAAAGCGGGGCTGTTACAATTCGATCCAGCGCGTGACCTTGAGCATAAACTAAAAGAGGGACACTACGATGTTGAGGATATAACAGCATCAAGAAACGGGAAAAAATCACTATCAACTAAACTACAGGCCCGAAACATAAAAAAAATTATTTATTATGCACCAAAAAACTATAAACAAATAATAGAAATGGTCGCATACACAGGCATCAGAGTTGGAGAATTGAGAGCTGCAAATTGGGATCAAATATATTTTGGCAACAAAACCAACGGAGCTACTATCTACATTGACCGAGCTGTAAAAAAAGATGGTACAATTGGCGAGCCAAAAACCCCTAGCGGGTATCGCACTATTGCGTTAGATGATTTTTTGGTAACAATGTTAAAAAAATGGAAAGAGGATCAGCCGGAGAAACAAAAAAGCAGGGGTCTGATTTTCCCGACGAGTGAGGGCAATATTGCCTCGGCAGACAATTGGCGAAACCGAGGTATCTACAAAGCCTGTAAAAATGCAGACATTGACACAGTAAATTTGCTTGAGCTTAGACATCATTTTGCGTCTATTTTGATTTTTAACTCAAAGTTTAGTGAAGCTACTGTCACAGAAATGATGGGCCACACAGACATCAACTTTACTAAGAAACAGTACGCTACGTGGATAAAATCTGCAAAACGCGATAAGGATGTGTCCGCTGAATTAACAAAAGCTAGAAAAGCGGCTTAACATACGGCGGGGGCTACGGCTCCCGCCTTTTTTAATGCCATCGATCCTTCGCAATGTCGCGTGCTAGATCAGCGCTCGTTTCTAAATAA